CTCTCTCGGTCCCGGCAGTCGGCCAACGTGCGTTTGCAGGTTGCATAGCCGGCCGTGCCTCCGCTTGTGTATGCCCCCGAATAATCGCTGCTGTCGCTATCATCGAGCGTGAAATTGTCGGCGTCCGTCCGCGTCAGTGTATAGTTGCCGGCCAAAGACGGTGTTATCCCCGCAATGCCGGCCAGCCGCCACACGTCGCCCGTAGCCGCCCCGTGTGCAGTGACCTCGACAGAGACCGGGTCCGAGCCGGATAGCGTAACACCGGCAACGGTCTTGCGGGTGTAATCACATTCGACGCTCTCGAAGTGCCAGCGACAATGGAGGGCAAAGTAGCGATGCAGGGGGTATCGCTGATGCAATATATTCGGACGCCCCAGAGTGAAGATGGTGGCGTAGTCCTCAGTGTGCGTTGCAACAATGTCCCAGTACGCTTCAAGCTCTACATAGTCCTCATGCAGGAGAGCTGAATTGATAACGGTCAATTTGACTTCGGACCCCACAGCGCCGTCCAACTCTTGCAAGTACGGCGCAATGACCCGCTGTATGTCATGCACGGTGATTCGCGTAGTGCGCATTTCGCCCTTGTTCGAGACCTTGGACGGCTCGATGTCAAAGTTGAATGCCTCGTAGTATTGCGGGTTCGTCTCAGTGCCGTTGCCGCCGTTGTAGAGATATGTAATCTCCTCCTGAGTTAAGGCGCGGTCAAAGAACGTCAGATTATCAATTGCACCGGGGAAATACTGCCATGCTTCACCGTCTGAGCCGATGTCCAAACTATCATTGACATCGGGCACTGCCGTTGCTTCTGTCTGAGTACCACCCGCCCCGCAAGTCGCCTGACAATAGTATTTCCACGAGCTGCCATTTCGCACAATCACCAGAAAATACCAGGTATCCGCGCTTGGCGACCAGGACCAGTCAACCCACTTTGAAGTACCTGCTGGATTTTGGAAATGAAAACGCAGTCGGCCTGGGTCAACATCATAAACGAGCATCCATTTGAGATTGTTGCCGCCGCCTTCGCTTTGCCCTAAAAGACTACAATCCGCAGGCGCAGCATCCCATTTTACCCACAGGCCGATGGTAAATACATCTGATGCGAAGGGCCAGCCGGCGGCATAGGGAACCGTTATCTTTTCGCTGCCATTCAGCCCCAATGCCCTGTCTATTTTCCCCGCTACCGTCATCAGTGACGTATTTCTTGGGGCGACTCCTGTATGACCGTTGCCGGAGGCGTCTACAACCGTAGTATTCGCCGCGTTATCATTCATCTTCCAGTGACCAACACAGCCGGCCAGCGAATAGTCATCTTCCCTCTTTGCAACGCTCTCCGTATTGCGAACAAATCGCAGCGCCGTATCATTGGTCAATGTAATATCGAGGAAGGCAAGCCAGGCTGTGGGCGTGTGCCGCTTGTTCTTGTAGATTATGATATTGGCAGGCGGCGATTTCATATCTCTACCTCCACCTCAACTTTCCAAAGGTTTTGAAGTGACTTTTCGAGCGTGTATTTGATCGGGCGAGAAAACGTCGCCGCGTGACTTGTGGACTTGATGAAGTGAGTCCACGTAAAAGAGCCGGCCCCGTAGTTGACCGTATCCTGCTCGAAGGTTTCGAGTGTCTCTTTGTCTGTATTCGAGAGGTCACGATAGACGTAGTGGATTTTTATAGGGACGGTAGTAAAACGAGCCCGCGTACCGGACACGCCACTGTCATAGGGTGATCGGATTGTGGGGTCCGCTACCGGCTCCTCTTTCCAGCTTTCAACATCCGGGTTTTTGCTCAGACTGGGATATGTTGGTAGGGACATACAACTATCCTTGATCCATGCTCATCATTGCCTGACGTATAGGGCCGTATCCGTCAAAGTCTCTTAATATCACGCCTACGATCATCTTCTCCCCGTCGAATCGCACGCCGCTTGATTCGGCCTTGACCGGAGCGGAGGTCTGATTCACAAGTTCAACAGTAATCTTTGTTTCGCCCCGCCCTGAGTCACCAGCAGCCTCGACGCCCAGACGCCCGTTCGCCCCCCTGCGTAGCGGCATAACCGCTTCAGGCCCGGACTCGCCCATCATGCCCGCACGGCCCCCGGCCATAGGAAAATACGTCAATTCGTCAACTACGCCGCCGCCGCCAAAAGGCACAATGCGGCCCTTGTTGAATGCCGCCCCGTATCTGTGCCCCGGTGGCGTATTGAGCCAGGCATCAGCCTGGACCGACATCGTTGTGGACGGCACAGGCCGAAATGCGTTGTAGGCGAAGTCTGATATGACGTTGGCAAGGGGCTGCGTTATCCTTTGCTGCATGACCAGGCGGGCAATGTCCAAGACAAGTGACTGAATAGCCTTCCCTGCTTCCTGTGCGCCGAAGGCAATATCTCCAAAGGCCCGACCGAAGGCGTCACCCATATTGTCAGCTATCGACCGCAACTGCTCGGCTTTTCGCAACTCGCTCAATGCTCTCTTGTACTGCTCCACTTCCGCCGCGACATTCAAAGTGCCCGCCGCCCTTGCCTCATTCTCCAGGCGAATAATGTCCATACCGCGTTCACGTGATTCTGTCACCATGCCGATAATGCGCTGCTCCTCAGCAAGAGCGCGGTGCATATCCTGTACTCGACTGAGAGCGGCCTTTTGAGCTCGCTCCTGCTCTGCTGTGACTCGTGTTTGCGCTGCTCCGCCGTCCGTGCCGGCCGCGCCGGTGGGAAGCGTCGGCCCTGCAACTGGCACTGGCCTGTTAGCGTTTTGCAGGCTCCACTTTTTATTGAAGGCTTCCCACTCCTCAATATCTACCTTCTCCGCCTCTGCCCGCTTGAGGAGTTGCTGGAACAGCTCTGGCTGTTTCGGTTCGTAATATGAGGAGACAGACAAACCCATGAGGGGTTTTTCTTTGAATGCCTTCGTTTCCCCCGTTTCCAAGCGATACATTTCCTTCGCCCAAGTATCAATCCACAGGTCACGCTTGCCTTGCTCATAAATATCACCGGTTGCCGTTTTGACCGCCTTCAGCGAATCGACAACTGTGCCTACCTTCCCCACAACGGTTTCAGCCCACCGCTTGATTTCCCCTTGATTCTCCGTGAGCAGTGTATTGATACTGGTTAGGGCCTTCGTGAAGGCAGGCAGCAGGGCTTCGCCGAGGGTCTGCTGAATGTTTGTCCATGTTGACTGCAAACGCTTGAGCTGATTTGCGTATGAATCCCCCGTGCGTATAGCGTCACCCTGCGCGTCGGTAGTCCCCTTTTGAATCAGCGAGTAACGGAGCATGACCTTTTGCAGGTCGGTCAGATTCTTGTAGCTCTTGTCAATACCCTTGTTGTATGCCTCTTGCTGTATGGCGGACTCACCGATTATGATACCGTACTTGCGGACCGTCTCGTGGTTGCCGACAAGCGCGCTCGTGAAATCCCGGATAACCTCTGCATCGGCCTTGTTATTGAAGCTGGCGACATCGACGGCCAACGTTGTCAGGCTTTTCGACAATTCAAAAGCCTTCTCCCTTGCAATACCCAACGGCACAAAGGTATCCTGTAACCCGGCCATCCACTTTTTTACGTCCTGGTGCGCCCGGCCTACCGAACTGCCGAAATCGTCCGCCCATGCGTTGGCCTCAAGGCGTAAATGTCTGAACACGGTGTCAAATTTCGCCTGTGTTTCCTGCGCATCCGACGCCACCTTGACGAATTTTAGAGACGTGTACGCAATCGCAGTGCCGACGGCGGCCACAGCGAGGGCTGTGTTTCGAGCACTGTGCGTTACCCGCCGCGTTGCCGCGTCGAATTGACTCGCGCCCATTTGCGCCTTACGTGAATCAATTGCCAGTTGTAGCGTTGCCATGTTTGCCCTTGCTCTGTTCTATGGCCCAGGTCAGCCACGTTTCGTCCATTGCCTGTATCAGCTCGAAAAACTCTGCTTTGTCGTCAATATCATGCAAATCCAACCATGCCGTTATGTCTCGCACACATAGCGGTGACGGGCCGAAGCCGGTCTGTCGTGATCGGTGAAGCTCACCAAAGGCCCGCCAAACAATGTACAAATCGGCGTGCAAGTCCGGCTTGCTCTCGATAGCCGCCGTTCGCTTGCCCTTTGCCGCCCGTTTTTCCAAAAACTCTGCATACGACCCCCATTCCAAGTGCCATCTCAGGCACTCGGTAAGTTTTTTGCCGAGTCCTCGTGAAGTTCTGCCCGGTACAATTCGGCCGACGCCGAAACTTCCAAAACGAAGTCATACATTTCAGATAGCGCCGGATCGGAGAGAAATTCGAGGGCCTTTTCCTCGCTGTAGGGAATCGGCTTGCCCTGTTCGTCCTCGATGTTCTCCCAACCCACAAGGATATGCCGGGCAACTGCTTTTCGCACCAATTCGCCCGCAACGTCTGCATCCAAAATCCCCGCCCGAATCTGCCGGGTATAGGGCTTCTGGATTGTTGTCAGATACTTGCTGTACGCCGGGTTATGCAGCCGGGCAACCTTCAGGCGTATGCCCACCGCAAACTCTACCCAGATACCTTCACTCGTCTTTTCCGTGTCGCTTCTGATTTGGCTTAGCTTTGCCATAACGTCACTTACTCCTGTGTCTAAAACGTGCCAGTTGGCGGAGGCGTTTTTCGGCCTGGCGCTTGGTCGAATATGTCCCCATATTGCGCCTGGTCTGATGCGTGATAACACGCCAGCCACCTTTTACCTTGCGAATCATTGCCTTTACGCCGGGAATCGGGCGATTCTGATGGTCACGTTCTCTACCGGCTCCCGGTATGCCTCGAATGCCATATCTGCGATAATGTCCTGATTCTGCCCGCCCGCTACTCGCTGCCCGGACGTGTACTTGACCTTCGGCAGATCAATCACATAGCCGTTGCCATCCGCGTCCTCGACCACAACGCTAATCGAGGAGCTTGTGAAGTCCAGGAATTTGTCCATGACGGTCGATGTTGCGAAGTACGCCTGGAGCGTGCCGGATATGTTCAGCGTGCCGACGCCAAGTTCGAGCGTGCCGAGCGCGCCTACCTGAATTCGCTCCCGTAGATTGTTGCGGAGATTCAGGGACAGCGCGGTGGTATCATAGGAAGCGTCGTTTTCCAGAATAGAGGTCACGTCATCTATGGCGGACATAACGTCATTCGTGCCAACTGCATCGTAACCAGTACCCGACGAAGCCGCCGCTGATTGCGAGTCCTTGCCGATAAAGCCAAAGGCCCCGGTGATAATCGCGTCGGCCACGATATTGAGGGCCAGTGTATCAACACACATGCCGGTCAATATGGCAAAGGTAGTTGTCAGGTCCGCAAACTGCTTTTCGATATTGTAGGAAGTTAGCGTTGTGCCGTTAGTGATATACGCGCCCATTGTGATCGTCACTGAATCACCTGCTATTTCAGTGACAAGCGTGCCTCCTGTGACGACTAACTTTCCAGCCGCTACAGAAACGACCTTGAAATAGCCGTTATTGGCCGCTGTCGTGAAACCCGACACCTTAATCCACTGATTTGCAACAATACTGCCGAAGCCACTGCCCGAATCATTGAAGGAGTTATCCGCGTCCGACGTGCTCAGCGTAATTGCCGGCCCGATGGTTACTGAAGCAGCCCAGCCAGTTCCACCGAGCAGTGTTGCAGCTACCCACTTGTCGGTGACATCAGTGAATGTTTCTGTTGTGGCGATTGAATTAGCGTCTAATCCTGCTTGTTTAGCAGTGACCACCATAACATTCGCTGCGAATGCAACTGCACGAACGTCAGGATGAGCTACAGTCCCGGCAAAGTATTCTACTCCGGGAGTCCCTGACCCGTTGATCGCTGCAACAAGATTCGCTTGTGAATCAGCAACAAGAGAACCGATCTCCACATCATACGCCTGAGCGGGAGTATCCATGAAGCGATAAACAGTGGTTCCAATAGTGACGGTATCTGCGGTGTCAGTTGGCTTTGTTGCCATTCCCAGTGACCCTGTTGCACGAGTGTTGACAGACTGCAATGCCGCAGCAATGAGATCGTCATAATCACCGTAGTTCAATTCCAGATTTACGTCACCGAGCGCCCGCAGTCGCGTACGCACCACGTCCGCCACCTGTCTGTCCGAACGTATCTCGGCGCTTACCTGCGAGTCCGACTCTTGCCGCAATGACTCGCTCGTATATCGCAGAACTTGCAGGTTGCTGCCCGTCTTCAATACCCCGAAGGCTGCCCCCTCTGCAATATACGAGAGCTGCATTCTGCTACTGCTTGCACCAGTTGCCATAATGTGTGCCCCTTTCTGTACTTACTAAACTAACCAGTATCATTTGCATAAAACGGACAGGTGACGTTCACCTGCCATTCGTCGCCGCCCTGAGTCCGCCCTACCGTGTTCATATCCGGCGTCCTGAATTTGACGCTCGAAATGGTGGTACAGCGAAATACGGCTTCAATCTTTCCTGCCATTTCCCTTTGGTCTTTATCACCGAGGCCCAACGGCGAAAACAACTGTGCAATCATCACGCCGGACCTGCGAAACGTATTGCCCCCGGAGCCGCCCGTCGCTACCTGATTGTTGTCGCCGTCTCGAATACTCAAGCGACACCACATAGCATTATCCGGCTTGTCGAAAGTGCCCTCATCTTGATTGTCGTACAACGTCAACAGGGAATTCGCGTCGGCGATATTCGTCTTGAAGGCAGAGCGTATAGCGTTGGCAATCGCTTCAGGAGTCATCACGCAGCCCCCTTGAACATCATGCGAAGATCATTTACGGTGACGGCTAACATGCCCGCCGGGGCCTGCCCACTGCTGCCGTGCTCAAGAAATTCGATGTAGTCCACGTTATTTGACAACCAGACAACGCAATCCGCCTTCAGCCCCGCCAGTTCAGCTAATCCCCTTGCGATTGTCGCCCGGCCCTCTTTGTCTGTACCATCCAGCTGCCCTTCTGCGGGGGTATCGATTGTGACCTGCCAGTTGCGCCGGGCGTGACCGGTATCGACGGGCGTTCGGTTCACAACACGCCGGACGGCCTCTAAGACAATCTTTTTATGCAGCGTGACTATTTTGTCGGGGATCGTCTTCTCAAAGGCCCTGATTTCCCTATTGAATTCTGCTATATTCGTCGCTTCCATTTGTTAGTTTCTCAGTTGCAAAACGTATAACGCTATGCGTTGGCCGGAATACACCGGGGCCACGTGGACGATGGACCACATAACGGAATCTATCGTAACCTTGACCGCGTTTGTCGGCGTGAACTCGATACCACTTGCGGCAACGCCCGTAATCATATCGCCCACACGGATCGTGTCGCCATTGACGTACTGCAAGGCGACTGCATCGGGCGGGATAATCCGGTGCGAGTATTGCCATGCAGTGCCGGGCGCGCCATCGCCCGTTGTTGGATCGTAAGCCGCACCGGGATAGGCGGTGAAGACAGCCTCTTTGCCGTACTCGTTAAGCACTTCAAGCACGTCGGCGAGAACTTCAGTGTCAAGCTCCGTCGCCGTCCCGGACAATATAGGCGCATCCGGGGGCGTGGATGGGTCTCGCAACTCCAGCGCGCCGCCGGTCAACATTGCAATCAGGTCATTTCCTTGTATCGTGCTCATATCAGTATCGTCACCGTCTTTTGCGGGGTGCTTGCCTGTGGTACAACCTCAACAACAACCGTTGTCTCATCGTCCGGGTCCAGAACTTCGTATGTGCCGGCGACGCCGGATTTGTCCTGCCATTTGCCCATCATCCACGCGGCCATAACCTGCAACAGTTTGGCTGTGGTCCACGTTCCGCCTACAGTCACACCGACTTGTTCTAAAATGGGTGTTTCGACCCGGATTGCGCTGGCCGTCTTCTTCGTCCCACCCTCCATAAACAGCCCGATGTAAGCCCCGGTCGTGGCGAAATTATAGTCCAGATAGTAGAGGCCGTCCGCAACCTCGGTAAACGTTTGCAGCCCGCTCTTAACCAACGACGGATTCCAGATATACGCCGTCACCGTCAGCCCCGTCCCGAACGCTTCGGCCTTGTAAACCAGTCTGTGCGTGCCTGTTTCGCTAAAACTTATCACGGTTCGACCTCTTGAGTATCAGCAGTCCCTGTACTGATTGATCGTTCTTCGCCAGCGTTTCCCACCCGGCGAAGTATTTATTTACCCAGCCCATATCCGCGTCCCGCTTGCAGTCATGGCAGGCCACGAGCGGGACATCGCTCTCGGCTATGGCCCGGTACGATGGCTCCCTGTTCTCGCCCCCGAACGGCCCGTCGATTAAGGCCATCTCGAAGCCCTCCGCCCCTATCCGCAGATGGCGCCCGTTCCAGCTTCGGATATCGGCGTGCTGCGTTTTCCGCTGCACCCTCACGATCTCCGTCGGCATCGTCTCGTATGACACTACCTCCAGCCCCTCTCGCTCGAAAAGCTGCGTTGATGTTCCCGCCCCGATTTCAAGGACCTTTTTTATTCCACGCTCCTTTATAACGTCACGAAGCATAATCCAGTCGGTAGGATCGAGTGTCCATCCGGTCCATTCGATAGGCGCTGCGTAAGGGTCCTGCCCCTTCGCCGCATCAAGAATCCCGGTGAAGATGTCCAACATCGCCCTACCCACCCGCTCTGGGTCGAAGTGATCTTCCGCCGTCGCCCGAGCCTCTTTTCTGGCCGCCGCCCGGTCCTCCTGCACCGCGGTCCAGCAGCGATCTATCGCCTCTGCAAACCCCGCCGCATCCCGCGCATCAGCCGTGTACTTCGTAAATCGACAGCCCGTGCCGGCCACTATCGGAAGGCCACAGGCCAGCGACTCTCTAATCACCCTGGTCGCTATATTGTGAGGCGTCACCAATATATCCGCTGCCCGATACACGTCCGGCATGAAAGGCACAAGGCAGTCGGCGATGCCCACAACCCCGGCATTCCGCAACCTCAGCATCATCTCCGAAATGAACGGCGCCCCCGGCGGCGGTGTGCCGAATACGTGCACCTTTGCGCCCGGACAGTATCGCCGTTGAAACTCCGCCGCCGCAAAAATCGTATTGAATGGCGTGATGTCCTCACGCCAGATGTCGGCAACGAGGATATTCGGCTCGCCTGCGAGCCCGCCGAAATTGAATGTCTTGCCCTCCGGCGAGTATTTGTCCAGGTCCACTATCGCCGGGACGTAGTGAGTATCCTTACCCGGCACGATCAAGTCCCATATCTGTTTGTGCTCCGGCCAGAAGCTCACGAACGCCTTGTACTGCGGATTCGCCTCGCTGCCCGTCATAATCGAGAGCACCGGCGATTGTTTGGTGTGCTCGAGTAGATAGGAGTATTCCGGCCGCCCGTGCAGGCACATTACTACAGATATCCCCA